GTAAATGATGGGAGTAATATGGAAAAGATACATGACACAAAGCCCAAGGATTATGTATATCAATATAGCTGCGCCATGCTAAATTTAAGCGAAGATGTTGCGCCAATAATACGATATTGGGCTGAAAAAAATATAGATAAAGAAAATCTTTATATTGATAATGATTCTGGAATTGAAGGATTTGAATATATACCACATGTAACTATAAAATATGGATTGCATGATATAAAACCCGATAAATTAATTGAACTGGTAGATGGTTGCGGACCAATACAACTAACATTCGGTAAAGTTAGTAAGTTTGATACTAACCCAAACTTTGATGTAATTAAAATAGAAATAGAAAGTGAAAAATTAAATAAGTTGAATTCATTGATATCAGATAATATGGATAATACTGATAAGTTTGATGAATATAAACCACATGCAACTATTGCATATGTTGAAAAAGGTACATGTGATGACTTAATTGAAAATGAGTTCTTTGATAAACTAAAAGATGAAGTGAGTCAAATATATTTCACTTCACGAGATGGCGAAGAAAGTTATATAGGATTATAGTATGGATGGACCAGCATTAAATAGGAATATAGGTAGATTACACCAAGGTACGTCTCGGTGTGTTATTGGGGCATTGCCTGTATCATATACACAGGAAGATGCACCTTCATCAGAAACCATTAATGGTAATATAACAGCATTTGTCGCACCGGGATTACAATTAAAATATGTGACTGATGGTAACTACAAAGCATTAGTTCATATACCAATTACAGAAGATAATGAATATAATGATTCAGTATTCACTGTAACAATGATAAGTGATGACCGAGCAGAAAACTACTGGACTTTCCATCGATATATGGAAACAATCCAAAGCGGGAAAACTGACGGTGTCCCAGTGGCTGATGTACGACATCGAGTATATGGCAATGATGGGCAATATAGAAATAGAAGAACATGGATTCCATATATCGAAGTTCATATGGCCGATGATTCTTTTCAGCGACATCAAATAATACGATATGAGAGGTGCTACCCGCTAAAGGTAAGTGACCTTGACCTTAATTTTATGGGACCAAGTCCAGTAAAATTTACAATGAGTTTTTTATATAGTTTAAAACGAATTATTCGAATGGACCCACCCCAAAAAGATACAACACCAAATTGTATTGTTAATAAATAGGAATAAGTATAATGCCATCATTAAATATGCTAGAAAATTCAATGAAACAGAGAATAGATCTATTCTTAGCTAACGGGAGTATATTCAAGCCCAATAAATTTTTTGTCGGGTTTTATGGACCATATGTTGCAGAAACTATCGCAAAATTACGCCAAGAATCATTGGAATACGGAAGAACACAAGCCAAATTACAGAAGAGCACAAAAATATCAAATATTGCTCTGAATAGATGGTTAACTTTACATAAAGACCCACAGGAAAACGTAATTGACTTAAGATGGGCATGTAAAGATGCCCTCATTCCACACGTAAGGCCAAAAATACGAGATGCATTTAATATAGATGCAACTAAGTCCATCCAATATCCATTAGTGGAAAGTTACGGTGGCATGGGTGTTATAAAATTAACTATTAAAGAAGATCGAAATATGATGATGTATCAATTCTTTAATGCATTAACTAATAGATTTTTCACACCTGAATTTTTAAAGCCTCGCAGTTCATTTCAAAAACTAGGTATGTATATAGCGGTGCTACAGGAAGACTGGGTTAATCCATCATATGACACAAGCGCAAAAAAAGAAAACGGACAAGCCCGTGATCTTATTTTAGAAGATGTTGTTGTGCATGTATATGAGTTCAATTCTATAGTACCCGCTGGTATGAGTGATATGAAATTGACAAATCAATCGCCTGCTAAGGGAATGGAATTCACTATTGATTTTAAAGCACCTAATACATTCCAAGGATCATTTAAAACAACCTTTAAAGGATTACGTGATTATACCACAGATTCTGAATACCTACAAGCGTTAGATCCCGGTACCATAGATAAATATGGTAATTATAATGAAGCCGCATTTGAAACCGATAAGTCTGATATAACCGCACGTATATACGCAGAAGAAAACAGTGTATATAAAGGCGAAAATGTTAGCAAACTAGCAACATCTGAGGGCTATGTATTTACAAAAGGTGGTGTTAAATACGATTCATTAGGAAACATAATTAAGAATTAAAGAAAGTTAATCTAAGTGGATTTACAACTACCTTTTTTCTAAGTATTTCAATTTGATCATCGAAATATTTTTTATGGTTAATTGAATGACTATGTGATGGACGAGGGTGATGGGTATGAGTAACACCCGCACCTTTTATCCCAATTGTATTTATAAATATTCGACAATACCATGCTTCAATGCCAAGAAAACTATCTTCTCCACCCCACTCACCATCGAATAAAGATGCAAATACTTCTTCTTTATTATAATAGATATTATTGAATTTCATAAGTCTATTAACGGCTGATCGATTTAACGCAATATTACAACTCCAGACCACTAGTGACTTTTTTAATAATTCAGGATTATTTATAAGAGTGCCTTTTGTATTAAACAAATCTAATTGAGGTAATTCGACTTCTCTTTTATCTGACCATCTATATTGTTGCTCTAGCCTTTTACCCACACTTAATATGGGTAATGTATTATTACAATTCATTCGATGTGATTCTATTAATTTTGGTTGTGGTATGCAATCACCATCGATAAAAACAAATAGATCGCAATTATCATTAATTGCTTCTCTTACTCCTACATTTCTAGCAATACCAGCAAAAAAATATGGGCTGTCAGTTCTAACTGTCGTTTTAGGAGCATCAAATTGTAATACTTTAACATTTAAATTGGGGAATTTATCAACATTTCTATATATATAGTCGATGGCATCAAATGATTCTAATGGATTTCCATTATGATCCAATGGTCCTTTATCATCTTCGGGTCTATCTATCACGAAGTATATACAATCTGGTTTAATACTCTGTTTACTAATTCCATCTAATATATTAAACACATACTTTGATTGCTTATATGATGGTATTATTAATCCTATTTTCATAACGTATATTTACTTTTATTTTTTAATTTCCTCTCTCGCCACTCATTATAAGCTTTTTCATCATCTTCACTCCATGCAGAGATTAAATCTGATTGATTAATTGGCTCAGGGGAATCAGAGTCATTAACATTATTATTCTTTTTAGATGAACCAAAAAACATGATATGCTCCTTTTTATACTTATCGCTTTATATAAGATAGTATTTTTTATATAAATTGTCAATCAACAATAGTTTATATGTCTATTTGACTTTACCTATTTTATAAAAGTTATAGTATTATTACTCAAGTATAAGATCTTATCCGAGTATAGTGATATCAATTTTTGGTATTCGCTATAAATTTTTTTATTGGTTATTGTAGGGGCAATAACAGATAATTCGTTATTTGATAGATCGTCAATATAGCGACTTCGTATTTTAGTAATATCATTTTGATGCTTTGTGATACACCAATAATCTTTAGTGGGTGTTAGAACAATACCTTCACTAATATCAAAAAATTCTTCTAGATTTGTTTCATTTGTTTTTTCAGTTTCAAATACAACTCTATCAAAATTACCATAAGTATAATTACATATATAATCAATTCTATTATCACATACTATAACATCGGCATTTTTAAACCGGGTGCGCAAAAAATTATTGACATCTTTTAGTTTATAGTCTTCGAGTGTTATATTAGGATGATTTAATATCTCTTTACACAATTGATTATATCCATTAACCGGAGCATACATAGTACCTGTATTACTGACATCCAGATAACTTAAGTCGATTTCTTTTGCTAATCCATCACGAGTAAATTTTGATTGACGAAAGTCACCCCATTTGCTCACCCCCATATATTTTAGCATACTATCATATAGCCATTTTGGGAAGAAGTTTTTGTATATGTTAATGAAATTAGATGATTGTTCTAGTTTTTCTCTAAACTTATTTATTTCTAATATACAGTACTCTACTTGCTCCCATTCTTCAGCCGAATCAAAACTAGACTTATTTAGAGGGTAGCTAATTAGCCCATTTCTATTATTAACGAATTTTAATTCATTATATGGTATAAATGCGTATGTACTGTTAGATAATTTTTTAAAAGGTGTGATAACATCCAAAGCATTTATTCGTATCATATCTTCATGTGTTATATAATCACCAATGTCATCTAAAGGGTGACCTAGTATACCAGTATTTAAAAATATTACCTTTAGATTTTTCTTTTCCGCTAATTCACGTGCGATTAAAGTCGCATCCAAGGTATATCCAATTATATATACTGTATCTTTATCTATCATAGTAAGCTAGTCCCTTTTCTTATTAATGGTAAAATATATTTTTCTAGCCACTCTGGTGTAGGAAAACCAGTAAATATATCAATAATTTTCCCATCGGAATCAGTAAATATATGCATAGGGGTTTTAGTAAATCCCATTTCTTTATATATCATATTTTTTTCTGGTTCATCCTCAACGACCCATTTAACATTTCTAATAGGATCATCAAACAAACCATAATCAGAAAACCATTTATTCATTGAAGTAAATCGTTTTTGGCAAGTTTCACAAAAATCAATATCAGAATAAAAAGTAAATACCCACATATGTGTATATTTATATTTATCCATTACCATTTCACCATAAGTATCTTCACCGAATTGGATGAGTCGTTCACTTAACGGGACATAAATACGATCTAAAGGATCTTTATTTTCACAACAGCTCATTAGTACTCCTAACCGAATAAGTTAGTGGTATTCTTTTCTGTTAATATACGCCATTTTACGTTATTTTTCAAGCACCATTTTTCAGCTGCTTCCCATTTTGCTGTATTTACCATAAAGTCCCTAACATCACTTTGGTACTTTAACATTCGTTTTCTATATTTTTCAGCTGACTGTGCCGTTTGAGCCGATTTATTTTTAGGTGGGGTTGGTTTAGTGGGCATTTCTACATATTTTTGAGGTTTTATCTCTACTAAGAATTGTTTTACTACCCCACTATCCATTTTTACATGACAAAATATATCTGGATAATAAACCGTCATATTCATATATAATGGGTGATGGTAATAAATTTCAATGCACTCATAACCCCATTTTAAAACATATGGATTTACATCTAACGCATGAAATACTTGTAATTCCCATTTTGATTTATATATTGTGGGTTTATTACCTAAATATTTTTCGGGATGTAATACTTTATAATGTCCCTTTGTTGTATCTTTTTTATAATTAATACCCATTATGAAAATATCTCCTGATATACTCTATTATAATATAAATCTTTTGGTTCATTTTCATTTTGCTTAGGCATTGAATAACCACCTATCATATCAATTTCATCTTGCTCATAGTCATTATTTAATTGATATGTTGGGTAGAATATAGCATCAATAACATTAGGATTACCAAAAGATCTACGCTCACTTGCCCCGGTATCCTTTGCGGTTGATATTGATGTAGAATCAGGTATAACTTTACTTATACGCTGATTCTGTTCAATCGTATCATATATTAATTTAACATGAGACTCACTCTTAATAAAATTAGCTTGCCACTCTAACAACTGTAAAAATAATTCATAATAAGGATCTCGGTCAAGTGAGTTTTTAATATTGCGTATAATATCTTTGACCTTCTCTTCTACTCCTGATTCAAATTCATCAACACCTTGTTCTAATGGTACGTCTTCCGCTTCAGGTCCGTTTGCAAATTTTAGGGCTTCCGCTACCTGGCCTATTGTTCGATCGGTTGTACTAGTCTCATATGATATTTTACCTACTTGTTTAAATACATCTATAAGATTATTAAATGGATCTTTTCCCTTATTTTTATTTTTTATGAATAATTCACGTATCATGGTAGGTCTATCTTGAGATCGTTGTACTTTTTGGGCAATACATGATTGATATAAATCAATGTAAACAATATCACGCCAAAATTTACTATCTATGCGTAAATCTTCATTCGCTTCTTTAAGTTTTAATCTATAGTCATCAACAAGCCCATCGCATACGGTTTCGAAACAATTAACCCATAACTTTAACGTATTAAGTATATCTAATATACTCATTCCTTTATATGGTAGTCCTGTAAACTCATCTTTTTCATCTGTATATATCAATAGACACTTTGCGTCACCTAACCCCTCAACAAGAAAGGTTACATTATTTTTGTGAGTTAATAAATCACAGTAGACTTTAAATAATTCTCGTATTGGTGTAAATAATAATTCAATAGTTGATTTTATTAATTCATCTATTACATTAAATCCTTTATCTATATTACCGATTATACTATTATCAACAAAATCATTTATAGTATTTACAATCTGAGTGGGATCTATATTATACTTATCTTGAATACAAGAAACAACTTCTTCACCCGTAGTAAGTTTATTGCCATTATCATCTTCTCTACAATCAAATAACCCCTGTAGAATTTCTATGACACATGGACAATTATCAGCAAGTTCTACTAATATATCAAGATCCAATACTTTATTAACTACTTTATTTACAGCAAGTTTTGTATCAATTATAACACCTACTATACAATCTCTGACAGCAGAATTAAATTCAGTTAATACCTTTTCTAGCTTAGCCCTTAACTTATCTAATTTTTTAAATAATAGCGGAGCTGCCTTAAGTGCAATCTCTAAATAAAATATCAATGCATCCGCAAGCGACCCAACGGTAACACAGAATGAAGTAGCGATACCCTCACCATTTAATTCTAATTTATCAACTAATCCACCAAATGCTTTCATTCCACTTTGAAGATTTAAATCATTTGCAACAAAGTCATAAACTTGTCCAGCAACATTAGTTGTTTTTGGTAATGAACTACTAAAAAAATCACCTATCTCTTTACTACAATCAGTATTACGCAATCTTTTAGTTGCACTACTAATTGAATCCAGAAAACTCTCTTCTAGTTTTTTATCACCATTATCTTTTTTATTAGAAACGGTGGAACTAGTAGCACTCTTAGTTGGACTTGCCTTAATATCTGGATTTACTATGTCATTAATACACTTAGCCATTTTAGTACTCCTACACGGGAACCGTAGTTAATGTAGATGGAGTAGATATACCAACTTTATTAAAATCGAAATTATCGAAATTACCGTCAGTATATATTTCAATAGAGTTATCATCAAATGTGTATTTAATATGATCAATTAATTGTGAAATTGTGGTATACTGATATTCGGTAAAACTAGTGCCATCTGATATTATTAATATTGAAACAGCATTATTATTTGCTCGATTTGATACATTTAATAATGAAGTGAGTTTATTTGATCCTAATGTAGCATCATTTTTAAGCTCAACGAATTGTAAGAATCCTTTCGCCTTTTCAGACTCACTTGCGGTTCTTTCTGAATCTATGGGTGGTGGACCCGCTTCTCTACCAACCAAATAGTGAGCAGATAAATTATTTGTTTCATCTTTTATTCTAGTTGCAATTTCAATGAAATCATTAGCACCTGATATTGATAAAATGATATTATCTATATCTTCTTTAACATCAGGCTCAGTTCTTTCTATAATAGTTTTAGCTTGGATATACTCTACTGAATTAACTGCATTTCCATCTATATCAAATATATCTTTAGTCACTCCTTCATTTTCCCCCGAATCATCCGATACATTAGTGCCACCAGTAAAATCTAAATTACCTAATGCTTCAGTTTCATTGACAGTGGATTTCGAAACATGCGTTACTTTCATATATTCTGATCCCTGTAAATTAATACCATGTCCGATAGGAGTACAGCAGAATACATCAATAGTTGCTTCTGTTAATACTGGATGTATCTTAGTTCCGTTATTATCATTTGCCCCTAACCCGGCATTCTTATATCCTCGATCGCTATCATGTGTTATTGTACCAAAGTTATCCCATGTCACGGAGCTTTCACTTGGATGAGTTATTATAGTATCTCGTGTTCTTCTATTATGGACCATAATGAAAAAATCACCACCTAAGTTACTTACAGATACATTTGGATAATCATCAATATATTCCTGAGGTAAATATGTAATCTCAGGTGACCATTGAAAATACTTACCTTGGTTTATATCACCCTCATCAAATGCTACTCGAAGTTTTGTTCCCTTTGTGGGAACTGCTTGTTGAGAGTTAACACTAGGTATGACCCAAGGTTGATCTTTGTCATCTAATTGGTCTGTAACTCCCAATATTCTAACCCTAACTGCACCTCCGTGATTAGGATCGATTTCGTCACTTATCACCTCAGCATCGTAATACTTATCTAATAATTTGCTCATTTTTTACCGCTATCTTTATTTAACTGTTTGATGATATTTTCAACATTATCAAAATTTTGGTCGCCTATATTATCTGATATATATTTTAATGTGGTTGTCATTACTGCTTCGCCACTAGACTTTACCCCGGTTGCTGTTACTATAGTAGATGTATATCTGACATATTTTTCAGCTAATATATATGTATCAGTATAAGTACGATTTATATTAAACCCTGTTACTTTATAATCAGATCCATATACAATTATACTAGCCTTAGTGCCTAGTGACGGGCCTATTCTGTTATATATAGTAACATACATAACCTTTCCGTATGTAGCCAATTCTCTATCTCTTAATACGTCAGCACCAGCATAAAATTTATGTGCATTATTAGGGCTATGTCGCTTTACTTTTAATTCACCGTATGATGT